TCAAATCCAGTTCCCGCTACTCGCAAAATGTACGACACCGAGAGACAGTTTGATCTGTCTCTCATTTACTTTTATGGATATCACAAACTTTCGCATCAATTGCCTATAATCAATTTTTTCATTATCAATCCTTTCTAAAAAGACGTTCATGATCTCTTCTTTTGTTACGGGAACCTTTTCTGATGAAGCACGAGCAATAGTTGCTTCAAGTTCGGCGCGTTCTTTGCGCAGTGATTTTATTTCTTCCATCAATTCAGGGTAAGTAATGCCATTCAGGATGGCATCAGTGGCGTTCTTTAACTTTAATTCGATTTCACGGAGACGGTTCTTCTCGGAATCGAAGTTTGAAGATCTATTCTTTATTTCGTTGAGTATTCGTTCGGCCGTTTGGTCGGAAAAATCCCGAAGAAAGTCATTAATCTGTTCAATAACCCACTTCTCAACGCGCTCAGCGGGCAAATTAGGGGCATCACAATTACGGGTGCGGTATTTTGTGCCGCAGTAATAATAAGCGTTCTTATAGCCGTGTGAGTGCGTTGTATGACCAACGTAATTACATCCACACTTCTCGCATACAATATAACCGCTTAAGAGATAAGTACGCTTTGCGGATTTCGGCGCAACTGGATCAGAAGAAGTCCTATGATTATTTTTGGAAAGGCGCATCTGTACAGCATCAAAGAGTTCCAGACTTATAATGCGTGGGATCTTATTCTCTAATTGTACGATATTAGAGTTAGGCGTACCGCCAGCCCATTTTCCTAATTTTTTAACATTGCGGCGGTTCCAGGTGTACAATCCGGTATATCGGTCATTTCTCAGGATGGAATAGAGGGAAGTCTTTCCAAACGGCTTGCCGCGCTTCCCAAGCGCGCCGTGAAGTTTTTCGATAATATCTGCATAACTATAGCCGTCAGCGTACATTTCAAATATCATCTTGACATTTTTCGCCTCGGCTTCATTGATGACATATTCCTGATCCACAACATCGTAACCGTAAGGTGGAATGCCGCCAAGAAATTTCCCTTCAAGTGCTTTCTGGGTAGTCCCTTCGATTGTTTTCTGCCTTGTTTGCAGAACGTGATGCTGACCTATTCCAATTCCAAGGAGTTCAACAAGAAAATCATTGGGGTTCATAATATCGCCTAATTTGTCTTGTGTCGAAATTACTTCTACACCCAGCAAATCCATAGCCTTTCGAAAAGCAAACCAGTCCGAGACATCTCTGGAGCCTCTGGTGATGTCATATATCACAACTGCGTCGAAAAGATGCTGGGAGGCATCCCGGCACAGCTGCTTAAAAGCAGGGCGTTCCATGGTAGTGCCGGAGATGGCATCGTCATGGTAACGCAATACAAGATTCAAATTATTCTTTTGACAGTATTCTTCAATGCAACGCATCTGAAATTCAATACTGTTTTCTGTCTGATTGTCTGTAGAGTACCTGGCATAACCGGCTACGCGTTTATTCATTATTTGTTCCTCCTTGAAAATAGTATAAAAATAACAGCCAGCGAACTTTCGTTCTCTTGCATTGGCTGCTCGAAGATGATACAATATTTTTGAATTGGGGTGTATCTCTTCGGAGTGCATCTGTACCGTCTCTGTTATTAGCAGGGACGGTATTTTAATTATTCTTGAATTAGATCTGCATAATATACATCTAAAGCAACGTCTTCTCCTTTTTCTCCGTTTAATTTGTTTTCTGTTTCTTGCAGACCGTTAAATTCCCCATAAAATTTCACGATATCATCTTCAAGGATTTTTACATACCCATCGGATTCAGGATCTCTTTTATCAAATATCCAAATCATATCATTAAAATAAGTTCCACTTCCATCGTCGGCATATGCTTTGTAATAAACTCCATTATCCCAATTTTCTGAAGCACTGAATATCTCTACAGTAACTTTAAATTTTTTCCCTATATAATCATCTGGATTTCTCATAACTGCCTTATAATCCAGATCTTCGCACTCTGCCTTATATTCGTCTGCACTAACAGTGGGTTCCTCTTTTTTATCAGAATCATTGAATTTCTCGGTTTGACTGACTGAAGAATCAGGATTGTCATCAGAATCTGTGTCTGATCCGAACAACGATACTATAAGTATAAATAAGAAGAATACAAAAACCGCAATAATAATAGCAGTTAAGCAACCGTGTTTTTTCTTCTTGGGTTTTTCCGGTGATTGTTGGTTTGCTGGGGTACCGCATCTTGGACAAAAGTATCCTTCAAACTGGAATCCACATTTGGGGCAGGTAATGGGGTCAACCCAATCAAATTTCATCATACAATTATCGCATAACCCCATGCGAAGTTCTTGTGGTGATCTACGTAATTCTCGACCACATTTTGGGCATTTCATATAGATATACCTCTCTTTCCTTTGTACTTTCAAACCTTACATTGAGAAATTTATAATTAACACTTAAGTGTAATTACCAATTTTTACCATAAGTTAATATTATTTTTTCTTGTATAATACTTTATTATGAAGATACTATTAGATAAGATTATGACCAAGAAAAACTTATCCTCGCGCCAGGTGGAGCGGATGACAGGAGTATCTAGTTCTAGCGTTAGCAGAATCCGAAACGGTGACGTATCGCCGACAGCCGACACCTTAGAGGCGCTTGCCAAAGGTCTTAATGTTCGTATTACAGACCTAATAGAATCTCCATACAAATAAGTGTCCCATATATGGGACGATTCTCCAATTTCCCGAAAGTTTTTAAAAATTAATGTGTTTAATTACATAGAAAGAAGTGTAGAAAGTTTCTCAGCTAAAACGAAAAGAACAAATGTTCGAAAATTACAATTGATATTTCGCTCAAGTAGTAGTATATTAACTGTATAAGAAATATCGAACGTGCGTTTGCGCTTTGCTTCTGTCAGGAATGGAGGTCGTACATATGAGTAACGAGGATTATAAAAATCAGATTATTAAAATGGTAAAGCAAATACAAGATGAATCTACACTGCGTAGAATATATTTGATTCTTGTAGTTATTGTGGGAGAGGTAGATTAGATATCTCTCCCATTTATTTTATGCCAAGCCAAGCCTTCATGAATTCTTCTAATACTTTTAGTTTTTCCGGATCAGTTTCTGCCAAGAAATTAACTCCATTCTTGATAAATTCATTTTCTGTAACGCTTAATTTCCCAAGGTTAAGAGAATATCTATCATCTTCGGAGATTTGCGTAAACATATTTTCATCTCCGCCCTCTCCGGTTCTGAGCCAGACTTCATTTATTCCAAATTCTTTACACATAGAATTGATTATAGGATCCATTGGAGTGTTTCTTCCAATCTCATAATTAGCAACACTATTTCTTTTAAGTCCAAGCCTATCCGCGAATTCCTGCTGAGTTAAATTAAAGTGTTTTCTAATTTTTTTAATACGTTCCTTCATTATTAATATCACCTCCCGTTTGACAACTTTAATATATCACAAAAAAGTGCTAACGTCAACAAAAACATACTTGACACAAGTGCTAATGAGACATATAATAGTGTTAACATCAACAAGCAGAATTGAGAGATTTGTTTTGAAGCGAATATAAGGAACGATTCTATGCAGTTGCGTTGTTTTTCAGGATAGTCATTTTCTTTTCTCTTAGTTGGTGTGTGAAATCAGATATCCGATATAAAGTACGGAACGATACCTACCGCACTACAAGCAGATATTGTTCCGCAGTCAATTGTTTGCCATGAAATTACAGTAACGTCCGGTGCTCAAAGGCTCTCTACGCACGTTCATGACCATGTGTAACCAGACTGGTGTGACTAAAGTAGTGCATCACGTTACTGTATTGCCATTCTTATGTAGTAGACACCTACATCCCAGAGCAATGGCTTATCGTGATAGTTGGTGGTTATACCGTCTATTACTCATCATGGTACTCGGACTGGACATAAGGAAAGAAATAAGTTTCTCCAAAATGTCCACCTCCTTTCGGATTGGGATGGTCTTATTATATCGGATATCTAATTGTTTCACAATAATCAAACAGAAAAGAGAGGTGAAGAAAATGCAAGAAGTAATTAAAGGTGTAGAACTTACAAAAGACGATACATTGAAAAACATTTTGATTATGGCACCGTTGTTAGATGAAGTCGGACAGAACAGGGTATTTGGACTGATGTGTGGACTTCTTTCCGGCGGAACAGAAAATGAAGAAAATAAGAAAGCGGGATAGAGAGGTGGAAATATTATGGAACTAGAAGAGAGGTTCAATCTAAACGTAGAGCACTCAGATGAAAAGAAGATAACGATAGAGGATATCGTCCAATGCGTTTTTGGGGCGGATATAAAGGAGGTCGCAGACAAATTCAATAGAAAAGAGATGTTGAAATGCGGATAAGAAAAATGAAGAAAGAGAGCATCAGGCGAAGGATATTAAAGCATAAGATCATTAGCACGGCGAAGGAAATCATGATCGGGCTATTGATTGGAATTGCTATCGGCATGGCAATTGCTCTTGTGGCCGCGCTGTACTGCCGGATGGCGGGGCCGATATTTTGAAGGAGGAGGCGAGGAGATGCCAGAAAAGATGAAGGAATTAGAAAAAGCATGTGAAGGGATGAGGGAATTAGAAAAAGCATGTGAGTCAGTCATCGAATATCTTAATCAGAATCATGACCCACATACATATGTTGTGATTTCACAAGATTCTATTAAATTGCAAAAAGTTCAAATAAGCATTCCTGTGGAAGGTGGAGAAGCGCAGAAGGCGATGGAGATGAATAGCAAGGAAGCGTTTGGGATTGAGGACAGGCTTCTGGGCAAGATCTCGGAGGCGATTGATTCAGGCCGGGAATTCACGGAGCGCGAGCGGAAGATCTACTATGCTTTTTTTGCAATGCAGGATCTAAGGCTATATCTGGAGGAGGTGGAAAGGAATGAGAGAAGACAAGCAGAAGATATTGGATCTGCTATTGCCGGCACTGCAGGCAACCAGAAACCTGCATGATCTGCAGGAACTGGAATGCAGTGAAGAGCGTGAACTCGTATACGCGAAGTTCGAGAGCGGCTACCAAAAGGTTGTGAATGTGGCATGCGATTCCGGGACAAGCATGATCCGGGACATCATCGGACAGATCGTATAAAAGAAGAGCGCTTACATAAGCCCGGCAAGGCGTAAGCGCTCTCGTAATCAACCAATTAGAGTATAGCACAGAAAGGCAGGTAAATACAAATGAAAAATAAGGCAATCAATGCTCTGATAGAGATGGGAATGCCAGCGAACATCAAGGGATTCCATTACATAGCGGAAGCAATGGCCCTGCTTGAAGAGGACCCGTCATGGAAGCCCGGAAAGACAGGGGAGGTGTACCGCAGGCTGTCCGAGATGAGCGGGGACACGCCTTCCAGGGTAGAGAGGGCGATCAGGCATGCATTCGCGATCGTGCTGACGGAGGGATACCTAGATGCGGCAGAGAAATACCTGACGCTGCAGAACACGACGAACGGGAATCTGCTGGCAACATTGTATCTGAGATTATCACAGGAGGGATAGCATAAATGGGACATAAGGAAGGAGCGCCTTCATAGGTTGGCAGGCCTCGGGCACTCAGATAAAAACTAATACAGCCTTATTATAAGGCAGACTGAAAGGAAGGACAAGGATGAAAATCATATTAAAATCCCTTAATATTGAGAATTTTAAGGGAATCAAGCGAAAATCCATTGTTTTCGCAGACAAGACGGAAATTAAAGGAGCAAACGCTACGGGGAAAACTACTATATTTGATGCATTTACCTGGCTTCTTTTTAATAAGAACAGTTCCAGAGAAGAGAAATTCAATGTACGTCCGTTGGATGCAGACGGAAACCGGATTGACAATGTAGAAATCAAGGTTTCTGCTGTTCTGGAAGTGGACGGAGAGGAAGTGGAACTATCCAAGGTTCAGAAGCAGAACTGGGTCAAAAAACGTGGTACAAACACTGTGGAATTGCAGGGCAATGTTAATTCCTTTGAAATTGACGGATACCCAAAGTCGGAAGCGGATTATAAAGCCTACATATCCAGTCTGGTTGCGGAAGACTTGTTTAAGATGCTTACCAATCCGCAGTATTTCGTTTCCATGAAGTGGAAAGACCAACGGGACATCTTAATGAAGTTTGTATCTGGCGTTTCCGATGTGGAACTGGCGCAGGGCGATCCGGCATTCGTTGACTTATTGCCGGAACTGGAAAAAGCGCCATCCACAGATGATATTCAAAAGAAATTCAGCAAGGCATTATCTGAGTGGAAGAAAAAGCAGACGGAGATTCCAGTCCGTATTGACGAACTTTCGAAATCTCTTGTGGATATTGATGTGGCAGAGCAGGAACTTGCCAAGGCTGATTTGGAACGTCAGATTGCAGGGGTCGACAAGAAGATTTCCGATGCCGGAAGTGCGGTCGGAGATTTGATGTCGGAGGAAATGCAGTTACAGTTCGATATGTCAGGTATTATGCAGAAGATAAACCGAGGGCCGGCGGATAAGAGAAGCGAATTGTCCTTATGCGTACATGATGAAGCGAACAAAGCCTATACGGCAAATATGCGGGCGGAGCAGATTGCAAAGGACATTGAAAAGGCAAAGAGTGAGATTTCCTCACTTGAAGCAAAGAAGCCAGAAATCAATAAGAGATACAAAGAGAATCAGCAGAGAGTCTTTGACGAAGAGCCTTATCTCTTTGATGAAAGCAAGTGGGTCTTTGATGAAACAGAGACTGTTTGTAAATTCTGCGGACAAGTCTTGCCGCAGCACGATGTAGAGCAGAAGATAGAACTTTTTGAGATAAAAAAAGCCAATGCAAAGGCTGATTGCGAGGACAAACTAAAATCCGCAAGAGAAACATTCCTTGCTGACAAAGAGCGCGTTAGAAATGAGTTGCTTGCCGAGGCAGACACCATTAAAAAGCGTATTGCCGACTTGACCGCGGAGAATGAAAAATTGCAGAAGCAGATTACCGACTTGCAGGAGCAGGAGAAGCAGGCAATCGACCGCAAGGTAGAACTGGAAAGGCGGTTGTCTGAACTGCCACAGGAAGCCGATTACACGAAGAATGCAGAGTATGTGAGGCTGAAAGCAAGGCATGATGAGGTTTTGGCTGAAATTGAAAAGATTCAGAGTAATGGTTCAAAAGAGATTATTGCCACTTATGATATTGAAAAGCAAGAGATTCAGAAACAGTTAGATGTCGTCAAAGCCGAGATCGCCAAGGCTTCTAAGAATGTGGAGATCGAGGAACGTATCGGCGAACTGGAAACAGAACAGAGAGAAGTCGGTCAGAAAGTGGCAGATCAGGAGAAGATGCTTTACCTGTTAGAGCAGTTTATCAAGGCTAAGATGCTAAAAATCTCCGAAAGTATCAATTCTAAGTTCAAGACAGTTTCGTGGAAATTGTTTGAAACGCAGTTAAATGGCGGTATGAAAGAGTGCTGTGAGTGTACAGTGAATGGAGTTCCGTTCTCTACGCTGAACAGCGGACACCGCGTTGTTGCCGGACTGGACATCATCAATTCTTTGTCGGAGTTATATGGAGTTTCGGCGCCGATTTTTATAGACAATGCTGAGTCAGTTAATGAGTTCAATCTTCCAGAGATGGATACGCAGATGATTTTGCTGTCGGTTACCGGGGATAAGGAGTTAGTTGTTAAAAATGGATGGGAAAATCGGGAGCACCTTGTGCCGTAATCAGAAATGTCTATGAGAATCCCGAATTATTGAATCAAACAGAAAGAGAGGTATCACAATGAACTACATCAAAGCAAAGTTTTTAAAAGACGATAAACCAGCGGGCAGAGCATATACATACTGCACAGAAGATGATGTGAAAACTGGAGATTTGGTGATGGACCTCAGGGGTAGCAAGTTGGTTGTCGTGTGCGAGCCGGTGGATATGACATGGGTGGAAGCCTACGGGCCGGACAAGGTTGCGGCTGTAAAGAAATTTGAGAAGCCTACGGAGTATCGCATCATTGATATTTGGGATTCCAAGACCGAAACGACAAGAAAGGACGGCAGGTATCCGTTACGTTTAGGACGGATTGTAAAAGAACCTAAGCCAAACATAGGAATGCCTATGATATTGGAATATCTGCGTAATGCTGACGGTTCTGATTACTCTGACCGCTCACTGAGGACAAGCAGGGTAATTGAGATTAGAGAGAAAACAGGTATCTTAGAAGTTGAAACTATGAACAGTATTTATATATTTGAGCCTGCGGCGGCAGGGGAAAGTGAGGAATAGATGACAATATGTAAAATGAAGAGAGCTAAGGAAATTGAAGAAAGATTGTTAGCTTTGGGACGCATGAAAAGTAAATTGGAAGATGAGACTAAAAATGTTTACATGATTGCAAGTGGGCAGACATTGAATGATTCTGTTGAGTTAAGCAATGATATGCGAACGGTTTTACTGGGTATGTGCATTGGAGAAATTGCGAAGCTAAATAGAGAATTTGAAGAATTGTAGGAGGAAAATTAAATGGCAGAACAGAAACAGGAAGTGGCAAAACAGGAAATGAATACAAAACTTTCCTACTATGCAAATCAGTATACAGGACTGATGGAGCGTGATTTTAATGAACATGGCTTACAGTTTGATGATTATTCAAAGCAGTGTGTAATGGCTGCCATGAGCGCTATATACGGTGTTGTGACATCAAATAAACAGGCTATGGAGAATTTGCAAGGTTCAAATCTCCGTCAGGTAATCGGACAGGTTGCAAGCCTTAAATTAAATGCCAATGCTGTGCCGAGAGAATGTTATTTCCAGTTAAGAAGTAAGCAGGATGCAAACGGTAACCGGATTAAGGAAGTGGAACTCGGCATTGAGGGAGACGGTAACGATGCTATTCTCCGGCAGTTCGGAGTTGATGTTAAAAAGGTGCATCCGGTATGGCTGGTTAAAGAAGGGGATGAATTTACCTATCCAAAACATAAAGGCATGGAACTCACGCCGCCGGAATGGGAAGAAAAAGGAGAATCTACCAAAGTTATCCGTGTGGTTTATCCGGTAGAAATGACAGACGGAAAAGTACAGTATCTGATTGCAGAACGCGAGAGTGTTAAAACAAATTTGCTGGCGCATGTTCGCAACAGCATGATGAATGAAACGTTTGGTATCTGCAAAGACAGGTACAAAGCCACGGACGCACAGAAGTTCGAAATCAAGGCAAAGAAAAATGAGATTCTGGATGCCCTGCGTGGATGCAAAACGATTGAGGATATGCTTGAGTGTGAAGTTGCAAGACCATTTATCAGCGCAGCATGGCTCGATACACCAGAAGCAATGATTGTTCGGAAAATGCGGAATAATGCAATCAAGAAATACCCGAAAAACTTCAATTCGATGGCGTCACAGTCCATCATCCAGATGGATGAGACGTACCAGCAGGTGCAGGAAGAAATCGCGGAAAATGCGAATAGTGAGGATTTCATTGTTGATGAAGAGAATACGGTGGATACTACAGCGACAGAGGTTCAGCATAGCAGAGATAAGCTGCCGTTTGAGGATTAAGCCTATGCCGGAAGTGATTTCATTTTTACAAGCCGTCCAGCGTGATATGGAAGATAACATTTACAATTTCACAAAGGACGGCAAATGCTCCGGCTGTGGTAACTGTTGCTCCAATCTGTTGCCAATGAGCCAAAAGGAAGTAGATGCAATCCACAGATACATCGAAAAGCATGGTATTAAAGAATGCAGACATTTACTTCCACTGGCAAAACCGGTAATCGATATGACCTGTCCGTTCCGTGACAATGACAAAAGGATATGTGTCATATATGAGGTTAGACCGGAAATTTGCAGACAGTTCATTTGCGATAGTGAAAAGAGGGCAAAGCACAACAGAAAGTTACTGGGGCAGACAAGGAATGTTGTGGATGTCAGAGAGGAGTTTTTCGGATGACCAACGGAGACAAAATCAGAAATATGACAGATGAAGAATTGGCAGTAGTTCTTATGTGCCCATACGATACAGCAGGAGCAGAATTGGACATTATGCCGTGCGTGAAAGATGGAAATGTGCAGGAGTTTGTATCTCCAAAAGATTGCCGTGCTTGTAGCATTAAGTGGTTGCAGAGAGAGGTGTCAGCAGATGAAACTTAAAATAATCGGCTCCGGCTCATCGGGCAACTGTTACATCCTGGAATCCGATACCGAAGCCTTGATAATCGAAGCCGGATTGCCTTTCCTAGAAGTCAAAAAGGCTCTGAATTTCAATGTGAGGAAGATTGTTGGAGTGGTTGCGAGCCATTGCCACGGAGATCATGCAAAGTATGTGGCGGAGTATGAGAAAGCAGGTATTCCGGTATTCAAACCGTATGCAGGCATGAAAGATATGGACTTGAATGGCGGTGTAGGATTCAAGATTCAGGCATTTCCGAATCAAGACAAAGGTGGTAAATGGCTTCACGGAAACAGCGATGGTACAGAGTGCCCATGCTACGGATTTTATATCCAGCATCCGGACATTGGCAGCCTTGTCTATGTGACAGATACAGAATATGTCCGCTGGCGGTTTAGTGAGGTTAATCATATTCTCGTTGAAGCCAATTACAGCGACGAATTGATTGAAAGTGAAGCGATTAATAGAGAACATGTTTTACGAGGTCATATGAGCCTACAAACGGCCTTGGACTTTATTTCCACTAACGACAATCAGAAATTAATAAATGTAGTTCTAATACACTTATCAGATAAAAATGGAGATTCTGTTAATTTCCAGCATAAAACAAAAGGAATTTTGAAATATGGAGCAAATGCTTATGTAGCAGAGAAAGGATTGGAAGTTGATCTGAACCTTCTGCCATTTTAAAAACAACAATTTTTACCGGTAAAATTTATATATAGAAGCTAGCCGAGCCGCACGGTTCACATCTGTAGGTGCGGTAACAAATCCTGCAGTTACACATGAAAGGGAAGCAATAGATGTTTGAAATTAATTTAGACGATTTAGTCGGCGGAGAACTGGGGGAACAGTTCAAAGTGGCAGCGCAAAAAGTCGTTGAAAATCTTCTTGACCCGAATACCCCTTATAAGAATAAGCGCGGCATTACGATCAGGCTCACTTTTGAGCAGAATGAAGAGCGGAATGACGTGCAGGTTGGGGTGCAAGTCGATACGAAACTTTCGCCAAGAACGCCAATGAAAACCAATATTGCAATTGGAAAGGATCTGCGGACAAATCAGATTTATGTTCAAGAATATGGTCGCGGCGTGAAAGGGCAAGTAAAGATAGAGGATTATCCAACTGATGCTGATGGGAACATCCGGATTGGAGAAACGAAAGTAGATTCTGAAACAGGAGAAGTCTTAAATTAAGGAAAATGGAGGAAGATTATCATGGCAGGAATTATTAAGGAAGCATTACAGTACATTGTGGAGTCACAGCAGGAAAAGATTATAGAAAGTGGCGGGCATCGCTACACAGACGTTGGACTGGCGCGTATGGATAATGAGTTAAGGGCCAGTGCCCTTGAGACCACAACGCTTTCAGGGTTGGTTGAATATGTCAAGTCTGGAGTGGATAGCATGAAAGACAAGATGATTGTGCATGTGGTATCACCCACAGAGGTACAACTTATATCCATGCTTGATGGCGACCGAAAGAGAGAATGCCTTGTGAAAGTAAATGCTGATATTCCGGCATTTACATATGGGAAATTTATGGATACAGAAATCTTTGTTATTGGAATCCGTTCTAAGTTTATCCAGAATGAGGGGGCAGAATCAATTTTAAGATTTGCCGGCACGGTGGAGAATGGGACGGTTGCAAAATACTCTGATGATGGAATTTCGCAATCTGCCACAGTAAAAAAAGGTATCACAGGAAAGGCAACTGAACTTGTACCAAATCCGGTGAAACTCCGTCCATATCGTACATTTACTGAGGTTCAGCAGCCAGAATCTGAGTTTGTGTTCCGCATGAAAGACTATGATGATTCGGTTGCCTGCGCTATTTTCGAAGCAGATGGCGGCGCTTGGAAACGTAAAGCCATGAAAAATATTAAAGAACATTTAGAGGTAGAGTTGGCTGGACTGAAACAGTTTACGATCATTTATTAAATAAGATTCCGGCTGCCAGAAATGGCAGCCGGAGATTGGAGAATCAGAATGAATAAAGTGATTTTGATGGGACGCTTGACAAGAGATCCCGAAGTAAGATATTCGCAGGGAGATAATCCTATAGCAATCTCCAGATATACGCTGGCGGTTGACCGCAGATTTAAGCGTGATGGCGACCAGAGTGCAGATTTCATTAACTGCATTGCCTTTGGTAAGTTGGGCGAATTCGCCGAGAAGTATCTACGAAAAGGAACGAAGATCGCGGTAACCGGGCGTATTCAGACCGGAAGTTATACAAATAAGGATGGTGTCAAGATTTACACGACAGATGTTGTTGCGGAAGAGCAGGAATTTGCCGAGAGCAAGGCTGTAAGTGATGCTAACGCGGGCGGATCCCGTACGGCGGCTCCCGCACCAGCACCAAGAGCAGACACAGGTGACGGCTTCATGAACATTCCGGATGGAATTAATGAAGAAGTACCCTTTAATTAAAGGTGGTGGTTAACTTGAAGGAAAGAAAGCCATCGGAAATTATAGGGGATTTCTTAGATTTGCTGAAAGAGTCCCAGGAACGATACGATAAAGCACAGGCTGAATGCGAAGATTTGGATTCAGCAGAAAGGGCCAGGAAATGGGCGCATAAGTTTGAGTTTGCCAGCAATAAGCAGGAACGGAACCGACTGGGCACTGCATTTCAGAACGAGCGGAGACTTCGAAGAAAATACAAGGATATAGTGGATCTATATAAGACTGTCCGCGATTTTGCAAGTTCTGAAAATAACAAGGCGGTTTTAAAAAGATTGAATGGAATGCTTAATATTCAAAAACACCAGGAGGAGTATCTGGACAGTAAAAGAGAATATAAGGGTGGTGATGAAAATGATAGTGATAGAGGACAAAGCGCAGCAAAATAACAAGCATGAATTAAAACACGCATATTTTGAGTCCCATGGTATTTATTGGGAGCGTTATCCGCTTCCAGTAGGAGATTATATACTTGCCAATGAGCAGGTGCTTGATGTGATCGCAAGGAAGCAGAAGCGCGGAACCGATATAAAGAAGATGGATTTCCTTGGTACATACCAGACCTGCGTTGATACCAAGAAGGATTTACAGGAGATTATTGGAAATATCTGTGGTCCGCAACATGATCGGTTCCGCGATGAATGTATTCTAGCGCAAAATAACGGAATTAAACTGTATGTGCTGATTGAAAATGAAAACTGGGTCAAATCCATTGATGATTTGGAAGAATGGGACAATCCAAGACTGCGCATACAGAAATGGATTACAACTCCATCAGGACAGCGTAGAAAGGTGTTTAAATATCCTGACGCAACAAAGGGAACCACGCTTGCAAAGGCAATTAGGACTATGACTAAGAAGTATGGAGTTGAATTTCAGTTTTGCCGGCCGGAAGAATCCGGTGCAAAGATCTTGGAACTACTAAACAGCGGAAAGGAATAATAAGAAATGGCAAGACCAGCAAAGATAGGACTTGACTACTTTGAACTGGATTGCCACATGGATGAAAAGGTTGAATTGATTGAAGCTGAATTTGGATTAAAGGGTTTTGCGGTAATCGTCAAACTGTACCAGAGCATATATTCGGGGTTTGGTTATTACTGTGAATGGACTCCCGAAATTTCCGTGTTGTGGGCGTACCGGCTCGGGTGTACCCATAATGTGGGTTATCGGAATGTTGGTAGTGTGTGTGATGAATGTGCACTTCCAGGATTCCCTAAAAATTTAATAAATGAGATTGTGGCGGCTTCAATCAGAAGGAACATTTTTTCGGCAGAACTTTTCGATAAATATCGGATTCTCACTTCATCAGGAATCCAGAAAAGATATTTAAACGCTGTATCCAGGCGTGAAAATGTTGAACTGAAAAAAGAGTACCTTTTAATAAGTGTTGGCAAAAATAGTGAAAATGTAGTAATTAAGCCAGTTTCTGACATCGGAAACTCAATAAATGTATTCAGTAATACACAGAGTAGAGTAGAGAAGAGTAGAGAAGAGAATAACTCTTATGCGCATTCTGCCGAAGCGCGAGAATGTCAATCTCTGGACGATTTTTTTGAATCAATTTGGAATTTGTATCCGCTCAAGAAAGGGAAAGGAAAGGTTTCAAAAACCAAAAAGCAGGTATTGCGGAGGATTGGATATAATCAGATAAAGCGTTGCGTAGACCGCTATGTTGCAGAGATTAAGTCTTCTGGGAAAGAGAAGTACATGATGCACGGAAGCACATTCTTTAACTCTGGATATGTGGATTATTTGGACGAAAACTACGAGATGGAAAGGCCAGAGAGTTCACAGGATGCAGAACTTGAGGAAGACAGATTTTCCTGTCTCGATCCCGATATGCGTTCGATCCTGGAAAACTGCGGGGTAATTTATGGACAGTCACTTGATCTTGGGAATGCTACGGATGAGCAGATCAAATATCTGCAGGAATGTGGGGTGCTGTAAATGCTCTATGAGTTCAAAGAGGCTGATGCTTATGCTTTTGCCAGGCATGTTGGGATTAGAGCGAAACAGCGAGGACATAATCTGCATTTTCAGACATGTCCTTACTGCCGATCAGCGAAGGATAAGGACACATTCGCTATTGACCTGGAGACAGGACAGTTTAAGTGTCTGAGGGCAAGCTGCGGGGTATCCGGCAACATGATCCAATTATCCAGAGATTTTGATTTCAGTCTCGGATATGCAGTTGACGAGTATTACCGGCCAAAGAAAAGATACAAGCGGCTGCCAACACCAAAAGAGCCGATAATTCCAAAGGATAAAGCAGTTTTATATCTGGAAAGCCGCGCAATATCTGCTGAGGTTGCGAAAAAGTATGAAATAACCGTTCATGCCAGACATGTGAATACTTTGGTATTTCCGTTCTTTGACGAAAAGGGCATATTGCAGATGATAAAATACCGGGACACGGAATATTTTTCTGGTAAGAAATTTATAGACAAAGACGGGAAAGAGCGGAAGTCACCGAAGGAGTGGATTGAAGAAAATTGCAGACCAATTCTTTTTGGTATGAAGCAATGTAACGATAAATTTGACCGGATTGTGATGACAGAGGGGCAATTGGACAGTCTGAGTGTTGCCACGGCGGACATAGAAAATGCAGTATCAGTTCCCAATGGTTCACAGGGCATGACCTGGGTTCCGTATTGTTTTGACTGGGTATCAAGGTTTGAGAAAATTGTGGTATTCGGAGATTTTGAAAAAGGTCACATGACTTTGCTGGAAGATATTCAGAAACGGTTTCCAAACAAGATCATGCACGTCAGGGAACAGGATTACCGGGGCTGTAAAGATGCCAATGAGTTATTACAGAAGCATGGCAAGAAGGCAGTCAGTCAGGCTGTAGAAAACGCGGTTCCGGCTCCCGTAAACAGAGTTTTATCGCTTGCAGAAGTAGAAAGCGTAAATATCTATGAGTTGCCTAAATTAAAGACCGGGATCAGCCGGTTAGACCGCACACTGTACGGAGGGCTGCCGTTTGGCGTGGTGTGCATTATCGCTGGCAAGCGTGGAGATGGAAAATCCACACTGGCAAGCCAGATCATGGCAAATGCAGTGGAACAGGATTTGGCCACTTTTGCTTATTCAGGGGAGTTGCCAAATTATTTGTACAAAAGTTGGTTTGACTTCCAGGTTGCCGGAAGAAATCATATCATAGAGAACCAGACTGAATATGGGACAGTTAACCGTTTTATTACGAACAAGAACCAGGAACTTATTAATGCCTGGTATCTGGATAGGGCTTATATCTACGACAACCGTATCATTGACGGCGACGAGAAAGAAGACCTTCTGAAAAGCGTAGAACAGGCTATTATGCAGTATGGGATTAAAGTGGTACTGATAGACAACCTTATGACCGCCATGTACATTGATGAGTTGCAGGGCAGTGATAAGTATGACCAGCAGGGACGCTTTGTCCGGGAACTGACAAAGATTGCAATAAGGTATGATGTCCTGGTTCTTCTTGTAGCACACCGTAGAAAGAATAATTTTACAAACGATGCCAATGACGAGATCAGTGGATCTGGAGATATTACAAACCTTGCCGGAATTACTCTGAGTTATGACCGAGGAAGCAAAGATGAGATTGACAAAGGGTTTATTGATGAGAGCCAGCGAAAGTTGATCATTGCGAAAAATAGGCTATTTGGAAAGATAGACCTAAAAGGCATTATCCTCAATTACGATGAAAAGTCAAAACGGATCTATGGGAATGGTGATGATGTGAACAGGCAGTTTGGATGGGATAGATCGGATGGATTTATGGATGCTAATAATATGGAAATACCATTTGATTAATTCGGAAAGAGGAGCATTATGAGATATAAACCACATATGATATTCCGGAAATTATATATGTCTGTTACTGGAAAGAGTTGCGATACATGCAGGCATTATGATGGCAGATTCGGGGATGATGATTGTTTTCAGTGCGAACATAGCATAAGGGCGGTGGAATATGAACGAAGAAGAACTTAAACGGTATTATTCTACATACACGGAATGCTGGAAGTTGTTTCGGAAGTATTCAAATCCAGTCGATACAGAAGAATTCTGGGACAGTTTAATAGGTGAAGCGAATTTGATATATGAAAAAGAAAAGACGGTTTTTAGAAAAAATATGATAGTTGAAACACTCAATGAGATTGAAAGAGTGTGGAAATCAAGAAAGAAGTGAGTGAATGAAGGATTGCAAATATCCTAATTGCGAATGCTGTGACAAGCCGGATTGCGATATGGACGGAAAAGACATAGAGGCTTTAATGAAAAGAAGACGTTATAATGACAACCCAGAATATTACCGGTATAAACAGCAGACGTATAGAAACCGTGTCAGGGATGGGCTTCCAAAGTGTGACGAATGTACAGAATGTGCAGTGGTGAGGCAGTCAAAACTTAATGGATTTATACGGATATGCATACATGACATGAGGGTAATTGAAAGAAAAGTGTCAACATGTCCGACATGGTGTGCTAGGAGGCACGAGCGCGCGAAAATAATTTAGAATTTAAAGGAGCGATCGGAAAATGAAAGGTAAACATTGGGAATGCAAGTATTGTGATTGTACATCGAAAAGTCAATCACCGTATGAAGAAAAAGGATTTTATGTGTGTTCAAGATGCGGAGCCGAGTGGGAAGATTGTAAAATCCTGGTCGAAGACGAGGATTATGACGATGAGGAATATTAGGGGTTAGGAGGAAAGGACAATGGATGACAATAAGGCAATTGAGGTATTAAAAAACAATGTTCCTAAGACGTGTAAAATGGTCGGTGGACGTTATCAAGGTGGTTTTGACGATTGGGAATCTGATATGGGGCAGGCTATAGAAACGGCGGTGTCCGCACTTAAAAAGCAGATACCGCAGAAACCCGTGAAAGTTAATGATGCTGAAATTAGGTACACGGATAGTTACAGATGCCCTGCTTGTGGTAGTGGTTTTACAGGCACAGGAATAGCAGATTACTGTTATCACTGCGGACAGGCACTGAATTGGGATATTTTAATGTTTGCTGACAATGATACAGCACAGCCAGGACTTATGCCGGCAATATAAGTTGACTGGGCGTTTAGGAGGAAGGATGGTAGAAAGTAGATGAAAGAGCAAGGATTCAAGGATGGAGATAAAGTAAGGTGGTTTTTAAATCCAGCAGAGTATATCACTGGTGTTGTTGTGGAAGTTTGTGGTGATGGAACGGTATGGGTAGAGCATAGCAACGGACAACAACGACATTACGAGGAAACAGAATTGGTACGGGATAATCAATAAAATTAGCATTTAGGAAAGGAAGTATAACATGAAATATAAAGGAATCGTAAGAGAAGTCTATAAATATGAAATCGAAGTAGAGGCAGATAATACCGATGAAGCAATACGAAAATTAAAGGAAATACACGATTCTGATGAAATTGAAGGTGTTTTTGTAGCAGACGGATACTCTTATGAGAAGTCTACATTTTCGTTGAAATTGTAAATGGGGATTTAGGCGAATAGCCGGAAAGGGAAAAGTGAATATGAGTGAAGAAATGAGAATGGGAATGTTGCTGGCGTATCAGTCTGTGTTTGAAGAAATCAGCACTATTAAGACGGAGTTGCAGAGAAAAGGGTTCGAAGAACCAAAAGGATTTTCCGTGTTGGAAGGATTCGTTGCGGATAATATTCGTGAGTTAAATTAGCATTTAAGTGAATAAAAGAGAGGAGTCGGAACCTCCGGCCGGGGTAACGCTATAGCAGATTCCTTTTTTTTGAAGATGGCAAAGACAAACATAATTGTACCAGAAGGGGTACAGACGGATTACACAAGTGTGATTGTAAGTTACAGTAATGGGATAGACAGTACAGGTGCACTATACTGGGCATTGCAAGAGTTCCCAAAAGAGAAGATATTTCTCCTGTATTGTGATACAGGTCTGGAGTACCCAGAGAATATCAAAATGTTTTACCAGACGGCTAAATACATCGGAGTGAAGCCTGTGCTTCTCCAGCATCCGAAAGGGTTTCTGAATCTTCTTCTGGAAGAGCGGTTTAAGTGGCCAGACATGAAGAATCGTTGGTGCACAGCATACCTTAAGACAGGGATAACGGATAAGTGGATACGGGCGAATCGGAAGATACTGGGAACGAAATGCCTGTTTGTATCTGGCGAACGCCGGGACGAGTCCAGAGGACGTGCAAAGTTGCCGGAGATTGAGTTTCACAGCACAACATTAAAGACTAAGAGAGTGGCAGATTTTACATGTCATTGGTATCGTCCTTGTCTGGATTACGAAAAGGGAAAGATGTTTGAGCAGGGAAAGGAATTAGGGTTGGAACCGCATTTCTGTTATGAATATCTCGACCGCTGTTCTTGAATGGCATGTATGTTTATGTCGGACAGACATGCAATAGAAAATATGAAACGGTATCCAGAGCAGATAAAACCGTACATTAAGGCAGAAATAAAACTGGCGCACACTTGGAAGAAGAATAAGGGATTGTCGGAATTATGGGAACAATGCAAAGATATAGACGATGTAGAAGAGAGCTAAACTGACATTTAGAGGAGAAGAAAGATGAGTAGAGTATTACCAATCCTGTTTAACACCGACATGGTGCGGGCGATATTGGACGAAAGAAAGACAGTTACAAGGCGGTGCGTGAAACATAATGTGGAGGCTATTTTACATAGTCCATATCATGCAGAGCATCGAGAAACGCCGGATAAAGTGCTGATTGAAAAATTGTGTCAGCCGCCATATCAACCAGGGGATATCCTATATGTCCGGGAAACATGGTGTAAAAATTATTATCACAATTACGGAAAATATTTTTATAGGGCAGATGGCGAAGAAATTGATATGCCGTTAATAACAGGCGGTACTATAAAATACGGGAAAGCAGATGGATTAAGGTGGAGACCATACATACACATGCCAAAAGAAGCCGCCCGTATCTGGCTTAAGGTTACGGATGTACGGGTGGAGCGATTGCAGGATATAACGGATGATCAGGCAAAGAAAGAGGGAATATGCGAAGAATGGGCTATGGCCTGGTGGAAACCAACTTACAATGACCCGGACAGCGGCGGGTATCCGTGTTACAGAGATACTTTTGCAAACGATTTATGGGATTCCGTCGTCAAGACACCCGACCTTGACCGCTACGGATGGGATGCAAATCCCTGGGTGTGGGTAATCGAATTTGAACGGTGCGAAAAGCCGGAGAAATAGAAATTGCCAGCGGCCTGCGAGATATATGGTGGTATAAAAGCAGGCCAAGGGCTGGCAACAAATATATTATAGGACACATAAGGATGAATTACAAGAAAGAAGAGGTAGAAAATGCATAAATGTAGGATATGCGGAAAGAAGTTAGCCTACCGTGACACGGTGCACCTACGGGCGCATGAAAAGACAGATTATGACCATTTTCGGACGGAGCCGTTTGAGTATGCGGATGTATGCCGAGAATGTTACGAGAAAATATTTGAAAGAAAGAAATGACTGCCGCGGATGACGGTAGATGAGTATGTTAGAAAATTGGGTGAGTAAGTATTTTTGAAAATTAAATAAAAATACGCAGCAGATACAAAGTCTTGGCGGACGATCTGCTACATACTTACCTAAGAGAAGTATAGCATATTATTTTCTCTTAGGCAATATCAAGGAGGAAATTATTTATGGCACAGACACAGAAAGAAATTTTAAGAGATACTATTTTGACCCAGATGAAACCATATCTAGATACTGTGGTAATGGACATGCTTAACCAGGTGCTTATTCAGGCATTGTTCCACGTAGATGTAGTGGAGATTGAAACATTGCCAGCCACACGAGAGAATACGAATGAATATATCTTAGAGGTATACAATCTCAAGAAAATTCCGAAACTGAGCAAGGAGACCGCGAAATACTATCTTCTGACAGTTAAGAACTTCATTCAGTTTGTGAATAAGTCCCTTCTGGATGTGACGGATATGGATGTGGAATATTATCTGCAGAACTATATGCGCAAGGGCAACAAGGCAATTACCGTCAATAATGAGCGGCGCAACCTGTCGGCATTCTTCACGTGGATGCGGAAGGTCAAAATGCGCCCTGACAACCCTGTTGATGGAGTGGAGAAATTTTGCGAAACAGAATTGCCCATCGAACATATGGAAGATTGGGAAATGGAAGCCTTAAGGGACGCTTGTAAGATTAAGGTTCATAACAAAGTGACTAAAATAGAAGAATACCGAGAATGCCTGCGCGACAGGGCTATGATAGAGTTCCTGCGTAGTACAGCAGTACGCGTGACTGAGTGCTCCTCTGTAAATATTCAGGATATCAACTGGAACACAGGGGAAATAGTTGTGTATGGGCAGAAAAACCGGAGTTATCGGACTGTCTGCTTGGATGATACTGCGAAGTATCACCTTAAGAAATATATAGACAGTCGTCTTGATAGCAACCCAGCATTATTCGTTGGCATCAAAGGGACGCATAATCGGCTCAAGAAGTGCGGTATTGAGTCAGCATTAAGGACAATAGCGGACAGGTCTGGTCTGACCAGGAGAGTATATCCGCATCTCTTCCGCAAGACTACAGCAACCAACATGGCCAAGCGCGGGTGTCCGAGAGAGCTTATCGCTTTCTATTTAGGGCACAAAAATGGGAACACCAAGACGCTTAATAATCATTATGCCGCAACGGATCCGGCGCAGATTATACAGGCGTTTAGACAGTATGGGGCTGCGGCATAATATGAATAGCATGCTATGGAAAATGAAAATAAAAAAATAGAGGGAATAATCCAAGAGTTTTAAAATATAATGCAAAAAAGTTGATACCCCCGGGGCAAAATATAATGCAAAATTTTTGATACCCCCCCCCGGGGCTCCAGGAATCGCGCCTTTTTAGAGAAAAAATTTACTTTCTGGAAAATGCTTCCGAAAAAAAGATGTCACCCTGTTTCATGAAGATGGAAAATCTGGACGCCTAGACAATAATTCGTTTAGACGTCCTTTTTCTGACAATTTGCCGCGTGATCTACTGAACCGGTCAGCTTGCAGATTGCCCAACGTGGCTCCGTATCCCGTCAACTTATCCGTCAATCGGTTTCTTTCTTCCTCGCCTCTTTGCATCCGCCTTTCTCTGCCACTCCCTCCTTCTTATCATATCGCATTCGGGAGAGCATACCTTCAAGGCCGTTCCGCACGGGTCGAATTCCTGACCGCATATGGCACATTTCCTCATCCTGATCTTTCGGCGCTCATAACGAATCGGATTGTATGTGTCGGCATTCTGCCTGTACCATTCAAGCCCCTGATTTCTGTCAATCTCCATGATGGCAATTTTCGAACACTCTTCACAATATCTCTGCGTTCCGGAACGCACGATGTATTCCTTTCCGCAACGCTTGCATATATCTGTACCTCCCAACTTCCTAGCGAGCGGTCTCGGAAACTCGATAAAGCCCGATTTCCCGCTCTTTTTTGTTTGTTGTCTTTTCTTTCTTCCTCCCAATTCGGGGGAAATTTTTTATTAAATTTTCAAAAAACTATTGACATTTACGCTGAATTGTGCGGCGCGTTTGACAGCCCCGATTTTGGGCTGGCAAACGCGCCCTTGTAATTAAGAAGCACGCCCATTAATCACAAGGAGGTACCGCACTATGATCAAGTACTGGCAATCGATGCACGAATACCAATGCTTTCTCAACAATTCCAAAGCCCGTTTTGATTCTTCTGAACGGGGCAGGCTGCACTCAGAACTCTGGGAACCATGGCAAAAACTCCGGCTCTTTGACACCGATAAAGCGATGGATTATCTCTCCGCTTTTTATTCACCTATGGGGCGCCCTGCCATCAACCAGCCGCAGATTCTCAGGTCTTTTGTCCTGTTCTTTCTGCTTGTTTCCAAGGGCCTTGCCTCTCTTTCCCTCACGGCCTGGGCTGCCAGGCTCCGGCAGGACCGCCTCCTCGCTGCCCTCATCGGCTGTCCCCCTGACCGTCTCCCGCCGCTCGGCTCTTATTACGACCTGATTGACCGCCTTTGGGTTTACCCGGATACAACCCGCTATTCCCGGCACAGGCTCTTTCCTGCTTCCTGGAATTCCAGAAAACCGGACAGGCCAAAAGGGAAACATCAGAAAGCCTCTGAATCCCGCCAGAGCATCGTAAAGTGTATTGCAGAACGTCTCCTGGATGGTAGGTCCATCCCTTTCAACTTCGAGGAAAGGCTTCAGCAGTTCTTTTACGCTGTAGCCGTCCTTCCGTCCATGCAGCAGGGGCTTATCCCTTCAGATAACCTTACTGTTTCCGGCGACGGTACCGCAGTACATACCCACGCTTCCCCCAGAGGACACCGCTTAGCTCCTTCCTCCCCGGAGGGCTCCTCCCGTCATTATTCC